TAACGGAGGCTACGGCCTCCTTTTACAACAAAGGGAAATAATGTTTGAATATTTTTTAAGTGGATATGGGTTAGTAACTCAAAATGACCCAAGAACAGAAAACTGCAATTTATTTTATGCGGAATATTTGACACTAAAAGAGCGAGATCAATATTTTGAGTCTCATTTTAAATTAATGGAAAAATCTAGATTTACTATAGATATGGCACAAAAATTAAATGGCCATGGAGTTTACAACAGAAGAAGTGGAAACGATAAAAGATCAGTCTCACACGACGAAATTACAGGCTGGATGGTTTCAAGTAAAATATTAGATACAAGAGACCGCCACGTTATATGGGGCCACTTATCGAGCAATTTTGGCTCTTATAATAATACTGGAAGGGCTTTTGACTATCTTCCATTTAATCCTGCCAATTACTATGCCTGGGGGCAACTTGTAGAATCTAGGGCAAGCTATATATTTCTTCCGTTTTACATGATTAATCTTTTAATTGCATCAAGTAAGCCAAAGGAAAATACAAGCTCAAAAATAATTTACTGGCTAGAGCTTTCAAATATGCCAAAAACGGCGGTAAATAGGTGGTTAAATAATTATTATGAAAGCAAGATGAAGTCTCAATATGGAAAAAATTGGCTTAGATCGATGCTTGAAATATACTTTAACACAGAAGACAGAGAAAATTTTCCGATATTTAAGGAGTTAAAAAAATGGGATGGCTAAAAAGAATGATTTCAAAATTTAAAACAAACTCACAACCAAATGAAACTAAGAAACCAAGTGGAATTAAGAAAATTGCAATTTTAGTTGGCCATGGAGCTGGCGACTCTGGTGCTATTGGATGGAACAAAGTCGAGGAACACGAATATAATAAAAAAGTGGCTTCAATTATTTCTGAAATGAATCTTGGAAAAGAAATCAAAGTTTACTTTAAAGCAAAAAATGGATGGATTTCTACTTATACAGAAATTGCCAAATTTAATCCAGATTTATCAATTGAGCTTCACCTAAACGCCGCAACTGGAAACGCTGTTGGATGCGAAGTCTTGGCCCTTAAAGGACACAACGATTCTGCATCTATCGGAATGTCTTTTGCGAATATGTTTACAAAGAAATTCTCAAGAAAAATTCGCGGAGATAAGGGAATTAAGTGGATTTCTAGCGGAGACAGAGGTCACGGAAACCTAGTGGGAGTTTCAATGGCGGCTACCTGGTCAATCTTAGTAGAGCCCTTTTTTATTGACACAAGATCAGAATGGATTGAACCAGAAGAATATGCAAAATTTTTAGCTGAATGGTTAAGGGGGATTTAATGGACTTATTAAAACTTGCATCACTTTTTAGAACACTTCAACTTTATACACACATGGCCCACAATTTAACAAAAGGGCAAACATTTTTACAGGATCATGGCCAATTTTCAGACATCTACTCATTTGCAGAATCTTCTTATGATGGATTAATCGAGAGAGCAATTGGACTTGGAAACGAAGCAAATATTGTAGAAGTAAATGAAAAAGCAATTCGCATAATGAAAGAAATGCCAAACGAAGACTGTTTTAGACACACTTTGAATTTAATTGAAACAATTATTAAACAATGTGAAGTTGTCGCAAAGGGTAAATCTCTTGGTACAAACAACATGATTGCAGGCTTGGCAGACTCTCTTGAGTCTCATGTTTATAAATTAAAGCAGAAGCTTAAATAATCCAAGGAGTGGAAATGAACGAGCTTAAACATGACCTTTATATGATTTTTGTCGATCATTTTTCACTTAAGGCAGCTTTTTCTTTTTTTGCAATGGTGGCATCCTGGACTTTTGGGAACGAATACCACGTTGTAATTGCAATAACATCTTTGAGAATTATTGATTTCATAACGGGAACAATTGCGGCTATAAAAACAAAAAAGCCAGATATGCCCAATTGCATCTGGGGATCATGGACAAGCGAAAAGGCAACGGCAGGAATTAAAAAAACTGGTATGTATGCCCTTTTAATTTTGGTTTCTAGGCTTGTAGATAAAGCATTGCCAATTCACGCATGGGCCCCATTAATTGACAGCTATATTGCCCTCACAGAAGGTGGATCGATTCTTGAAAACATTAGAAAGCTGGGCTACGATATACCAACAATCTTAGTGACCAAGTTACTAAGTAAAAAACAATAGGAGTTTATATGGAATTAAAGCAAATCGTAATGGAAGAATTAAAAAAAGAAGGCCTGGTAATTGCTGAGGAAAACATTGAATTAGCATTAGCATTAGCTTTTGAAAAAATTATCCCAAGAGTTGCGGCAGAATCAGAAAATGCAACTTTAAAAATGATTGCATCAGGAGTCCAACTTGTATGGCCAACAATTAAGCCAAAAGTAATGGAAGTAGCTGACCTAAACAAAGACGGAAAAGTTGGTTTAGAATAAGTGGATTTACAAAAATTAGTCAAAATCAATAAAGACTATTTTATAGAAAGCTCGACAGTCGCATTAAAAGCTCAACTTGTCGGGCTTTTTCCATTTATAGCTATTCAGCCCTGGTCTTTTGTCTATGACAAATTAGCGTCATGGCTTATAAAAAAATTGGCCGATGGATTAGAGCTAATTGCTTATTTCAAATACACCGACTTAAGAGTATCTAAACAAGGCAACGATTATGTTAATGCGAAAATTAAAGGGCTCGAAGCTGAACTTTCTGGTGATCCAGCAAAAATCAAAGCAGCAGAAGAAGAAATTAAATCTAGCTTTCGTGCTTTTGTTAAGTTTACTTCTTAATGGATGCTCAAGCGTTCCTGACAAACCAATTTGCACGAGACTTGGCGTTGATCGTGGTTTCTGTGTTTGGACCATCTCAAACCGAGAAGAAGAAATTAACGATACGAATAAGCTTGACGGCAACACATGGCTTGATATTGTTTATAAATCTGTAATACTTCCTCCAGAGTCCTGGGCGGCTATAAAAAAATATATAATTAACAATTGTAGAAAAAATCAAGATTGTTCAAAAGACATTGATAGCTGGAATAGAAAAATAGAAATGATTGACTCTGGCATAAAATAAAAAACCCCTGAATGATTGGCTTTTTAGGCTATCTCTCCAAAGGTTTTTAACAAAGGGCTAATTTGTTAAAGCAATATTAAAATTACTTCTTCGCTTTAGCAACAACTTTTTTCGCTGGTTTTGCGGCAGTTTTTGCAACTGTCTTAGCTGTTTTCTTTGCAACTGGTTTCTTTACTTCTTTTTTCATACTTACTCCAAGGTTAGAAGAATTATATTCTTGCAATTCCGATTTTAATTGTCAACTTGTTCAACATAGACAGCTAAAAGCTTGTCTGTATTTTTATAAAACAGATTAAAAATTGATTTCTCTTGTTTTCCGACATTTGTATAAATTGTTTCGAGTGGGTAAAAACTGCCATTTTCAAACTCGTTTTCAATCGCTCCAGCACTAGAAAGGTAAATAACAAACCATTTTTTTGGGTTCTTTTTTAATAGGTTTTTTAATCCTGCAATCATTTTCAATCCTCCTGTTTTCTTTATATGTTCTTAGTAAAAAGAATTTTGTAATATTTTTCTCGCAATATTTGTTTTTGTCAAAAATCTCAAATTTAAAAATTGGCATATATCCGTTAAATTTCATTTAATATTTTCCAACCATACTTTTGCTTTTTCTATTTAGAAAACCCGTACCACTCAATGCAGAACTTATCAAACTCAGCTTTGGCTATTTCTGGTGTGTCAAATGTTCCTATCAAGTAGGATTTATGTTCAACGCTGCATTTTGCTTCAAATCTTCCACTCTTTGATATATACACGCCTCTTGGTAAATTCCTATTTATATTCCTTTTGTTGTAGCCCTGAATTAATGTGTTCACCCATCTGCAATTTTCTTTACAATAGTTTTTATCTGGATTAACTCTATCAAGTTGATATCCTGCTGGACATTCACCCATATCTTTCAAGAAATTTTCAAACACTTGCCACTCTTGTGATATAGATATTCCTATTGCCCCGTATATTTTATATTTGTGGTGGTTTTTATTTTGACACCTACTTTTCATATTTTGCCATATTTTATAGACGCGTTTGCGAGAAAATCCATGTCTACTATAGATTTTACTTTCCATTTTTAATTCCTTCGCTTATGCGGTGGTTGTTTATTTTGGATTTCTATATTTCTTAATCCAATTATCTTTATGCCTTTTCCTGCAAGTCAAGCAGTACCTACCACTGCTGTGTTTATACACATTATCATCTGTAAGCTCGTGCCCATATTTGCAATGGGTTTTTACTGAGTTTATTGCAGGCGGAGAGCTACTATTATCTAGGCAATTAAATTTTTGAGTAACTTGCCTTAAGTGATCTGGATTTACGCACGCTTTGTTTTTGCATATGTGGTCTATAACCATACCATTAACAAGTTCACCGCTAAAAAGAGAAAAAGAAACTCGATGTGCCCTATATCTCTTGCCACTAATTCCAAATTCCCCATATCCATAGTTATTAATAAAACCATTCCAAACCCAACAGCCACCGTTATTTGTGCTTATATTGGATAAAAAACGCTCATGATCAAAAATAGGAATTGGCTTGCTCTTAATCATTTTCCCTATTCTCCTAGATATTCGTCAACATTATTAATGCAAGTCTCACACGAAAGAGAGCTACATTCTCTTATCTGCTTAATTAGTTTATCGGCTTCCAGTAGTTCTTCTTTCAGCTTGGCGAGTTCTTGTTCTAGTTTTAAAGAATGATTGCACAAATCTTGCTTACTGCTATTCCATAATTCAAAATATCTTTCATCTAAATTCATTTATACCCCGATACTTAGCTAGAAATTGTTCCGCTTTGATATTTAAATTGGTTCCCATAATATCATGATAAGCGTGATGATTTATTGATGGCATTGCATACCAATGAATCACCTCAACCGCTTCTTTCAATTCTCTTTTCAGCTTGGCGAGTTCTTGTTCTTTAAAATACCAAACTTCATTTGCACTACCGAAATTACAATTACACTCAATGTATTTTTCATAAGTAGAATGATCTAGAGGACAAGTGTTTTTATATTTCTCTGGAATCATTTTTCCTCCCGATACTTTGCAAGAAATTGTCTGGCACGTTTGCCACAAGAATCTACATATCCAACCATTACTTTTACTCTTTCTATATCGCAATCTTTAAATACCTTCTTATAGCAAGCTCTCTTTGATAGTATCTCTGTTTCCCAGTTTGTGTGATTCCCATAAAACTCAATCACCTCAACCGCCTCAGCTAATTTAACTTCAAGGTCTTCACAAACATGCTCAACCCCTGCAACATGATTTAACATCATCTTTAATCCTCTATTTTCTTTTTCAACTGCTTCAAGTTGTTGCTTGAGTTGTTGGATTTCTTTTCTATACTGAGAGAGTTCAAACCTAAGAGTCACTTCTTCTGGCGACATTTTATCAACTGCATCTTGAATCACCGTAAGTCCTTTTAATATTACATCACTCATCACTTGCTCATATTTTTATTTCATTTAACGCTAGAATAAAATCACCAAACATTGTCGCATAATCCGTTGGGCCAAATCTTCTTTCAAATACCTTCAATCCATCACTGCAAATCATTGTGCAAATTACACATTCTCCATTTGGCAATAAATAAGCGTGGTTCTTTTTTATTTTATATAATTTACTTTTCATCCTACCTCTCTCTATTGTCGAAAAGGTTTATTTAAAAACATAACAATAGTTAATTACCCAGACCCAGACCTAGACCTAGACCTAGACCTAGACCTAGACCCAGACCCAGACCTAGACCTAGACCTAGACCTAGACCTAGACCAAGACCAAGACCTAGACCAAGACCCAGACCTAGACCTAGACCTAGACCTAGCCCCAGAACTTTCATAACCGATTCTTTTAAAGGACTGATTCATAAAAACCTACTTCATTTTTCTAATTAGTTTTACGATTTTAGTCGCATCAACAATCGCTCCCTTTGCAATGATTACATCATTTTTAAAAGGCTCAACCTCATTAAATTTATCTTGATTCTCTAGTGCTTCTGAGAATCTACCAGTGTCGGCAATCCAGTCACAGTCTTGCAAAACCAAAAAAACACTATCCTTAGATTTTAGTTGACCAGTATATGTAAATGTTACTGTTCTAATTAAATACTTCTCACCAATCTCAAACGGACAGTTTGCATTGATATTTTGATTGTTAAAAATGTTTTGAAGTTCTTTTACTTGACCTAATGTTAAATCGTTTAAATTCATTTAATTTCTCCTGTTGTTATTAATTATTGCCGAAAAGTTTTTGTTATTGTTTTATTGGCCATTTGTTTCTCCCTTTTCGTGAATCCATTTTTTATAAAATACGTCAAAAATCCATTGGTTTTCTGTTAGCCAGTTAAAAACTCCGTCACGCTTTGAAAGTTCAACGAGCCCGTTTGCATGGGCTTTGTTATGGCAAACAAGGCAAAGCGGCATCATGTTCCATCTAACCTCAGAAAGCTCTGGATAGGCCTTTCTTGTGTAAATATGATGATAAGTAACCATGCCCTCACCTTCAAGATCACAAGAACAACATGGTTCATTCGCCTCGTAACTCATTCGCCCCTCGATAAAAAGCTAAAAATTATTAAAACAATTATTACCAGGATAATATTCATTATTTCCTCCACTCATAACCCTTTACGAGATTTCTTTTAACAATGGAAATAAGGTTTTTAAGCCTTACGGTTTCCCACTTGTTTAAATCATTAAGTAAATTAAATTTACACTCAGCATTTACCCTGGTGGACGTTTTGTTTTTGAAATTTGATTCAACTCTACCATCAAGATAAATTTTGTAATTTGGAAAACCAGAAAGTTTAAAATAAAGGTCAATTAATCCGATGTGACAAAGCTCTATGTGCCAAGTATTTTGTCCATTTTCAATTTTAAATCTTCTAATTCCATCAGCTCCTTTTTCAAGTTCTTTGATTTGTGATTCGTTTTGCATTTTTGGCATTTCCATTCCTCATTAACTAAATCAAAGGCCCCACAATCTTCACATTCTCTCATGCCAAGTGCGTGGCCCTTTATTGTTGCGTATGTTTTTAATAAGTGGTCATTTTTACGCTTGCTCATTCATAAAAATCCAATTTGGAGCAGTTATTAGCTCAACGTTTGGAGAGTACCCATCAAAAGCATTTTCATTTTCATTGTGAAACTTAACTTTTTTAACAAGTCTCTCATAATCTGTTCTTCCAACGTCAATACTTGGTAAGTCCATTTTATAAACTCCAACGTTATATGGTGCAGTTTTTTCTATTGCGACAAAAATAAATGCTTCAACGGCTATCCCGTTTCTTTCTAATATGTCCGAATAAAAAGCAGCTTGCCTGTGGTATTTTCTTTGGCCTACTGACAGCCTAAAGCCCTCTGGAGAAGCGTCCAGGCATGTTTTTAAATCAAAAACAAAGCCATGGTTTATTAAGTCCACCTTGCACTTGCATAAAACTCCGTCAATTTCAGCAGTATAAGCCCCTTCGTTTTCTGATCTGTATAAGATTTTTTTAGCCATTGGATGAGCTTCAAGAGAATCCCTCATTTTTTTCATATCTTCAAATTTTTCATGCCTTAAAATTGTTTTTCCAGAAGCTTCAAGTTCTGCCCAAATAGCCTTATCAGCAGTTTTTCTCAAGTCCAGCTTTTCAGGAGCCACTACATATAGAGAATCAAATTTATCGTTTTCAAGAATAAAGCAATGAAAAGCACGGCCGAAAATTAATGCCTCCGTTTCTTCTACTTTTACAGTTTTAAAATGTTTCCAAGATTTCTCAATTAAAGAGAAATTTGAATTTCTTAATCCTTCAAGTTCATTATATTCTGTGTCTGTTATTTGTCCTAAAATTGCCATAAAGCCTCCTATTAAAGTGAATTTTCGATTGTTGATAGTCTTTTGGCCGTTTCATCTAATTCAAAGCCAACGTTGTCTAATTGCGTACTTGTTAGATCGTCAGCAGAAGAGTCGATTGATTCAGATAAAAGATCAATTAGGCATTTTAATCCGCTAATATTTTCTAAAGCTGTCACAGTTGAAATATTTCCAAGTGAATTTTTTAAAAGCTCAATGTTTACATTTAGAACTTTTGTAGCGTAAGAAATTTCGCCGTAAGTTTTTACTAGATTTTTACTCATTTGTTAGCCCCTTTATTTGTTTGATGAAAAGATAATGTCACGACCGAGGCACTTAAGCAATAGTTGAATTATAAAAATCTAAAATATTTCGATTTATTTCGTCTTTATCACAACTTACAAGCTTTAAAATTATATAATCCTGCTTACCTTGCCATCTTAAATCAGAACTAAAGACAATTAATCCATCATCATACCCAAGGGCTTTAAAGATCACATCTTGAGCCAACTTTTCCCGTTGTCCAGGTCGCAAATTTTAGAATTTATTTTGTCTTTATCGGTGAAAAAATTCTTATATAAAAAAAGCCATTGCCCAACTATTACGTTTTCTTCTCTATGGTTGGCCAGGAAATTTTGAATATTCTGCTTATAATTTAGAAGTATCAAATTAAGATCATCTATAAATTTTTTTTGATATTCTGTTTTATAAACGTTCCCTTTTCCAAACTTGTGTTGCTGGAAAGAAACTGCTTTTAATGGGATTTTTAAAACAAGCGAATTTTTACTATTTATTTTATCTAACATAAAAGCCCCTTTAAGCCCGTTACATTCAACATACAAGGGGCAAGTACATCGAGGAGGATCACACTTGCTCATCTTTCGACTATTGGCTTATTGCAGTTGGTGTAAAGCACGGGCTCTTCACTTCCTATGATATGGTTTTTATCCATCGCCAATGCTTAAAAGCAGTTCCCTTGGGCTTACTTTTAATATTCTTAAATCTTAAAATACAAAGCAACCATGGTCAATTATCTAAAAATTATATAAACAACATAAGAAAACAATAAAATATAGATAGCTTATTTTTATCAAAACCACCAAGTGATCATATAATTATTATATTATCCAAAAAAACCTTTTGGCCGTAGCCTTTATATCAACTACGGCTACAGGATTATTAATTCTCTGTCAGGCTTGGGGTATAAGTCGTAGAAATATCCAACCGCCCTATGAATTAATTCTATACGCTTCGACGTGACGGTTAATGTCTGATCTTGAAGAAATGGAGAATGGAATAAGAACAGAACGCTTAAATGCCTTTTCTCTTATCTCCCTTTCTCTTTCTGTATCTTCTCCGATCAGGTTAATTTATTTTAATAGAGGATATACACTAAACAAAGAACAAAAGAAAGCTATTAGGGTTGAAAGAAGAAGGCAGATGCTTAGCGGTAAAGGAAAATATAAAAACCGTATCAATAAACAAACCGCACATTCTATCTATAAATTAGATAGATCATCGTCAGAGAATTTTTATAAATCTATTGATTGGAAAATAGTTAAAGATTGGCTATTTAGAAGGTATAAATATCGTTGCGTTTGTTGTGGATTTAAAAGAAATCTTCACGTTGACCACATAATACCAATAAGTATAAACCCAGAATATTGTCTTAGGTTTAAAAATTTACAATACCTTTGTGAGACTTGTAACAAGATAAAATCAAATAATACAAATAAAAAATTCACAAGATACACAAGATTCGGAAAAGAAAAATCATCTTATCCGCCAGAGAAAGAATTATTAGATATTGAATCAAGATGGGTTAATTATTTCCCAAAATTACAATAAAAAAAGCCCCCAATTCTGGAGGCTTATTGCGTGTGAAGGGCAGGGCTATTCTATTGTAACATCGTTTAATTTTCGTGTGATTTCTTTTACCTTTTCAAGTTCGCTTTCTTTGTGGCTTGCTTCTTCCGCATAGTCAGCTATTTCAATGCCTCTTACAGCATCGGCACAGGCAAACTTAATTGCTCTTGTCATTGCTCTCCTAAAAAGCATATCAGTCGGGAACTTATTCCAATTTGGATTTGAAGCTTTTGCCTTTTCTTTATCGTCTAAGGTGTAAAAAGCTGTTACAAATTCAGTTGAGCCTTTTCTTTTAATAGAAACTTCACAGCCAAAAATCGAAGCCCCTTTTTTTGGTCTTTTTAGTTCGTTTCCTTCTTCATCAAAGAAAATAACTTTGTGTTCAGCTATTAAGCCAGAGCCCAGGGCTAAAGCTACGAAAGTGTCTCCGTAAATTGCAGGCCTTCCACCGATCACATAAAAGTCTTTAAGGCACGACATAGGAAGCCCCAGGTCTTTTGCCATTTGGATTGATTGGATTAATTGAGAAGGCTTTTTAAAAGTTTCTGAAACGAGCCCTTGAGTGATTAAGTAACTCGCATAGTTTTTTTGATCTTCAAGGTTTGAAAGTGCAAAAGTTCCCTCTGCTGTCACCTCTAGAGATTTCTGTTGTTTTACTTCTAATTGTTTTTCGTTTGTTTCCATTTTTTCCCCCATTATTTAATTGATAAAAAGTAAGCTTCGATTGTAATTTTTGTTAATAAAAAGAAAATCCCAATAAAGCACATTAAAAAAAAGTTATCTGAATTCCTGTCTATAAAATTACAAAATCTAGTGAAAATTGAATTTTTTACTGGTTTCCCAAGTAGATCAAAAACATTTCTAACGTACAAGTCGGCACAAACAAACCCTTCGCTTTTAGCTAATTTAAAATATTCGTAGCTAATCTCATTAAGTTCCCCTTTAGTTAAGCAAATTTTTCTCGATTCCATTTAAAACTCCCTTTGTTTTTTTGTATTCAATAACTGAATTTTCTGAATATTCAAGTTTGGCATCAATGCCTTTATAATGCTCTTTTAAAATCTTTACCATTTTCGGACGTGCAAAGTTCATTTCTGAGTGACTCATTTCTTTAATTTGTGACCATGAGTAAACGTCAAAAATAATCCTAAATTCGTCCGTTACTTTTTCTTTGTCGTATCCAGATTGTACCATTGATAAAATTTGTCCGACAACTTTTTCTGCTCTTGTATCATCTTCGATAATTGGACAAATTAAATTATAAAATGCTGCTACATCAGGGAAACGCTCGAATCTTTTCGCAAAGTAGCCACAAGCTCTTTGAATGTCAGCATGGGAAAAGTCACGCATTAAAAATTTAGACATTGCTGCGATTTCTTTTTCACCTTTAACAACTCCCTTTAGTGCGGCCAATTGAGTGAGAAGTTCAGCTATTTTTAAAAAGTTTTCTTCGCTCATGGTTCCCCCTTATTCGTTCATCATATCTAAATGACATTGCCAGCAAGTGCAAAGCCCGACTGGTTTAGTTAATAGTTGAACTTTAACTCCGCAAATGTGACAGCGATAAACATTGTTAGCTTCATCTGCCATTTTTTCCTCTATTTTTTCCTTTCTGATTTCTAGTGAATCTTTCATTTATTCCCCCTTTATAAATTTGGTAAAATCGTAGCCAGCCATTTGTTCTACTTTTGTCATAGGTCTAGCGGTTTCCTTTTGATTTACATAAGACTCAAACTTAGTGCTGAAAAGCGTTTCTGGTCTTAAATAAGCCTCGAACTTTGTCCCTGTCCATTCTTTAGACTTTAAATCAATTACACGCTTAAAATCGTCAATCTTATAGCCTTCTTTCATTCTCGCATTAATCTTTGAAAGCGTAGAAGTTGCAAGTTTATATTTAGAGCCAGTAATTTGATTTAAGTAGGCGATTATTTCTTTGGCCTCTTCGCTTGATTTAACTGCCTTTTCTTCCGCTTTTTTTGCTTCGACTTCTTCCGCTACCGATACAAAATCAGTCGGGTCAACCATTAACTTATAGTATCCCTTGAAAAGCTCTTTTAACGGCAACTCATGAACATATTTATAAGCACACATTTTAGCCGCCATTTCTGTCTTTCCGCCATCTATTAGCCACTTCACAAGATCGCCTTTTTTAAAAGTAAGGTTAGGGCTATTTTTAATTATTGTTCTAACCATTATTTCTCTATTGTTCATTTTAACCCCCTTAAAAAGTCTATTAAATCCCATATTTCATTTATATTCATAAAGTCGACTTCACTTAATGGGATACCAAGTAAAGCCAACTCTCTTACTAGTTCATTAGTCATTAGAAACCAGCAATTTTTAAAATTTGTTCAATTTGATCTTGAGAAAGTTCTTTAGCTGAAGGTGTAAAGTACATTGATTTATCTGGGTTCCAATGAGCCCCGTCTTTATATCCTTTGAACTTTTCATCAAGAGAACAGTTGATCTTTCGTGATTCTAGCTCTCTGTTTTTGATCTTGTTCATATAAGAAACCGAATCAATTACCTTTTGACAGTATTCGTCAACCTCATTGCATCTATCGATCAAAATTCTTCTCTTAATGTCTCTAGCCAGGGAAGAAGCCTCTCTATTGTCGCTCAAAGAAATTCCATCAAAAGATGCGTAACAAGTAGAATAAGAAAGCCCAGAAGCTTTAGAGTAAGTTAAGGAAACGTTAAATTTCTTTCTATATGTATCATGATAGATGCTCATATTCACAAGATTAGTAAGCTTTAAAGTGTAATAAGTTTGGTTAGTCTCTTCAGGGTTCGAATTGTTTTCAAGTTCAAGAATTTTAGCGATTTCATTAATTTTTGTTTTCATTTTTCAGCCCTTTGTTAAATGAATTATTTTGATGAAGAATAATTTAATCTGGAATCTTTTCGATGTCAAATTTATTTTGAATTTATTTTAAAAACATTTTAGGAATATTTCTGGAATATGTTTAACCGACGTTTTTGTTCAAGAAATACTGTGTTATGGTTAATTTTGCCATCGTTTGACATTGTTTGGCAAGTTATTTAATCTTTTATAAACAGTTAGAAGGATTCCAATGCTCAGTAAGTTAGCTTTCATATATTTCGACGAACAATACGATCCGATGATAGGCAAAAGAATGATCAAGTTTTGTGCAGATGGCAGAAGTCCGGAAGCTTTTGCAGCAGAAGAGAATTTGAGCCCGGAAATCTTTGCTTATTGGGCTCGCACGCACGTTGAGTTCGAGATTTGTCTTCACATTGCCTTTTGGAAGTCTTTTGCATGGTGGGAAAAGGAAGCCATGACCAACCCAGATATAAGCGGAGTTGTTTATAAGTCCGTTATGGCTAACCGCTTCAAGTGGAAAGACGGGAACGAAGAGCTTCAAAGGGTTGTCAAATATATGTCCGACCAGGAACTTGAGGACTTGGCTAGAAAGCTATTGAGTCAAAATAATAACCAGCTCGCAAAGAGCGTAATAGAGGTGACCGACAATGAAGAAGAAGATGAGTAAAAAGGTAAGTAAAGAAAAGGCTCTCGACCTGGCACCTGAAGCCATTGAGAAGAAATTCAGCGGAAAGAAAACAAAGCACGCAATCGAAGAGATCGGAAGCGAGATTTCCGACAAAGATATTCTTCACAAGGTTGTTATGGAGTTTCACGACAAGGCTAGGTCTCTTGGCTTTAGCGATATAGTTGTTATCCTCGACAACGGAAAGAGAATTATTGACGCTTGCGGTGGGAATACTCCCAAGCTTGTCGGCATGTGTGAAATAGTGTCTGCAGGCATTAAGCAAGGGCAGATCAAATTAATGGCTGGTGGACTTTGATAAAGTTTAGGCAATTCAGAGAAACTGATCGGGATTACATGACAAGGTCAGTCCTATTCTCATACCTGGGCAATAGCTCAGAGGTTAAAAAGATTAACAAAGACTCCTTTATGCTCGGTGAGAATAAAGTCATTAACGCCTTAATTAACAAGTGCGAAGTACTGGTATGCTGTGACGATCAAGACGATGATCTGATTTTCGGCTTTGTGATATATGAGAACCTTAAAGATTGGGACGTGTGCCATTATGTTTACATGAGAAAAGACTTCCGAGAAAAAGGAATCGTTCAGCTTTTAATTAAACAAATACAAAAGACCGAGCAACTTTCTTTGTCTCATATAACCGACCAGATTAAGCCAGCTCGACTTAAAAAATATTGGCAGAAAGTTATATATGATCCTTATGCAATCCTGGGGGCTTTGAAATGATGTTGAAATTCACAATTAGGTTAAAAAAAAGTATAGCAAATATTTGTGGCTTATTAAACGAAGGTGATACAACCTGGGTTGTTATGGATTTAAACGATCAAGATGTTTTAAATATTTCATTCGATGGAAAAGACTTTAAAAGAAGGTCAACGATGGAAATGTTAAAAAATGGATATATCGGAAGTCGAGGTCAGGGAGAGTGCCTCCTCTATAAGTTTCCAGAAGATTGTGAAATTGTATCAATTGAGGAATACAAATGAATGATTTAATAATAACGGGTGAAATGAAAGACCTAAAAAAAGCCCTTAAAGACATTGAAAAAGAAAAAGGCAAAGAGTTCGACTTTATTATGTCTATTCTTCTTCAAAGATTTGGCTCAAAGATTAAGACCATGACGCAGGATAAGAGCGACAACGACCTTTTTTATAGGTTCAATGCCGTATTAAGTGACGGGTTGATAATAGAACTAGCAGTAGGTAAGCAATGAAACAATGGATATTCAACAGAGCTGGGATATTAAGAGAGGAACATGACGATCATTTCATTTATAAATTCATTATGCACTATGAAAAGAACGGGCAAACATACAACGGAGTCACAGCTTTAAGAGTGGATAAATCAAAAACGCTTGAGCCTGACTATCAAGAAACGTTTAATAAGTTTATTTCCGACATAAAACAAATGTTAAGAGACAAGATTAAAGGGGATTTACATGAAACTATCAATGAAAGAAATTAGAAAACTTGTGAAAGACCTGGCAAAGAAAAATGGAATAAGCACAAGGCAAGCGTGGAAAGCTGTTCGAGCAAAGTTTCCAGATGCAAAGGAGATCAAGTGAGATATGTAAAAAAGCCAGTAGTAATAGAGGCCATCAAATTCGACGGAGAAAACTTTTCCGAGTGTGAAAGATTTATAGGAAAAGAAAACTACGACAACACTCTCAAATATCCAAACATAAAAACACTTGAGGGTGTAATGAGTGTAAGCGTTGGCGATTATATCATTAAGGGAGTTAAGGGAGAGTTTTATCCGTGCAAGCCAGATATTTTTGAAATGACTTATAGTTTAGTTGAAGAGGTTCCTTGTGAAGCTTAAAAAAGAAAATAAAATAAGGGAGTAGTTATGGCATTAGAAACAATGAAAGGTGTAAATGAGATCAACGGTGAGAAGGTTATTCACATGTATAAGAACCTTGACCACTGGAATATTTTTGTTGATCACGACAAAAATGAAATATCTTTTCGTATTCAAAACGGCCCAATTAAAGAAGTTGGAAAAAACGGCTGTCAAGTTGAAGACATGATTGCGGTTGCAAAGCATATCGTTGAGCAATTAAACGCAAAATTTCCTTGTCGTGAAAATTCTATGATTATAACAAAGCTTGATGAGGCCATTATGTGGTCTAAGAAAAGAACAGCAGACAGACAAGCAAGAAACGTGGAGGGGAAAAGTGAAGCTTAAAACGGCGGTATTTTATCAATCTGTAAAAGGTTGGGATAAGAGCGAATCAAACACATATAGAGCTTGTGATGGCCAGACTATTGATCTTGAAGATCACTTGGTTAAGGTTTCAAAGGAAGGCTCAAAAGACGTTATCATAGTTCCAACGGCTAACTTGAGATTTGCTGTTGCTGAATACTTGGAAGCATTTACGTTGAACGCTCCGGCAATTCCGGAAGGTTCGAACAAGTCGGAAACTCCGACAAGTTCAGAGTTTATTAAAGCCACAAAGGAAGCCGTCACAAAAGGCAAAAAGGCAATTGCAAAAGAACTAGAAAAAGAGGCTCATGCTAAACAATAAATTTGACTTGATGGGTGATGTTTTTCTGCACAAGCTTGACCCAAGTACAATTTACGAGGAACTTGCTCACAGGAGAGGAACTAATAAGACAATTAAGAGAGTCGAGAACTTTGATATTCAAAACAAAATCTTAGATGATGTTGAATCAAGGTTTAAGGCTCTCAATGCTACTCGACGAGCTGCCAAGTCGACAACGGAGGCAATGTCGCACGTTGAGCTTTGTTTAAAGTTTCCAAGGTCTCGAACTGTTTACATGGGGCTAACTCTCGACTCGGTTACTGAAATTGTTTGGGACGTATTCAAGGCAATCAATGAGGAAAATCATCTTGGCTTAAAGTTCAATGAAACAAAGAAAATTATCTTTTACCCGAACGGATCACGAACTAGGCTTTTTGGTCTCGATGCTTCCGAAAGACAATTGGCTAAAATTCTCGGTCAAAAACTTAGAAAGGTTTCAATCGATGAAGCTGGATCAATTACAATCGACCTGGAGGATTTTTGTTTTCAAAAGGTCAGACCAGCATTAATCGACTTGGCCCCGTTTTCTTATTTAACCCTATTGGGAACTTGTGAAAATATCCCGAACACATATTTCGAGAAAGTAACAACGGGCAAATGCGAGCTGTTCGATTGGAACGTTTACCGATGGACAGCATACGACAATCCATTTATTAAAGAAAATTGGTCCAAAGAAATTGAGGACATTTTAAGGGTAAACCCAAAGGCTTACGAGAGCTCTAAATTCAAAACTCACTATCTAAATGAATGGTGTTCAGACGATGATCTGTTAATTATTCCAGCTTCAAAAATGGAATTTATAGACGCATTACCAATCGACAAAAAACATGATTGGAACTACACGCTCTCAATTGACCTGGGCTATAACGATGCGACTGCATATTCTGTTTTGTGCTATTCGTGGAACATTCCAGACGCATTTGTAATTAAAACATTTAAAGAAACTGAGCAGGACTTTACGGCAGTTTCAAACGTGATTAAAGACCTTAAAAGAAAATACCCGATTAATAACTTAGTTGTCGATGGAGCAAATAAGCAAGGGATCGAGGAAATGAGGAAACGGCTAGGACTGCCAGAAATAGAAATAGCTGAGAAACAAGGGAAGGCAACTTATTTAAGGCTTCTGCGTGATGATGTTATTACAGGAAAGCTAAAGTTTCTTAAGGGTGAAACGGAAGAACTTGAAACAGAATGGAAGTCTTTGCAATGGAAAGATACAGACAAAGAAAAAGAAGATGATAGGTGTCAAAACCATTTGTCGGATGCTGTACTATATGGATGGAGAAAAACTTCTGCATTAAGGGGCGACTCTCCGCAACCAATACCAAAAGAACACGAACCAGAATACGAAGCATATTTGGAGGATATTGAAGATGAGCGAGCAATTAAAGAAATCGAAGAGGAAAGCGACTACTACGGGCAACCAGAAGATGACTTTTTCTGAAATTGAAGACCTTTTGGAGATTTGCACACGCAAAGGAGTGGCAAAAATAGAAATTGAAGGCAAAATAAAACTTGAGCTTTTTCCTTTTTCATACATTCCACCACAAATTAATGGTCAATCGATGGAAAATTTATCCGATTCTGCTACCATGACAGATGAGGAACTATTGCTAATGTCAGCAAATTAACAAGGAAGTTACATGGAAACAAACACAGCGAGCAATTCTTACTGGTACGAATCAGAAAATAACGAAGATATGGCAAGGCAATTATTTAGCCAAGTTAAGTTTTTAAGAGAAAACCAACTTTCATCAGTATCCGATGACAACCTAATGCACGTTAGGCTATATGGAAACGCTGAAATTTTCGGATTAAAGCCTTACGATTATTCATTCAGAAGAACAGATAACAGAATCGGTCTAAACGTAATTAAGCAAGCGTGCGACACAGCTACGTCAAGAATAGCAAAATCAAAGCCAAGACCACAATTCTTAACAAAGATGGGCGATTATTCGCTAAAACAAGAGGCTAAAAAGCTTCAAATGTATGTAGATGGTACATTCTATGAAAACAAAGCTTACCAAATGGGGCAAGAGGTTTTTAGGGATGCAACAATTGTCGGTAAAGGTGTAGTTAAATTCTTTCCAAAAGAAACTAAAATAGGAATGGAGAGAGTTTTCGTTGATGAGATTATTGTCGATCAAGCCGAAGCAATGTACGGAATGCCGACAATTATGTATCAAGTTAAGCCAATTAACAGAAGAGTCCTTTTAGGATTATTCCCAAAAAAGGCAACATATATAAAAACGGCTCCGCACCTTGAAGATGCAACGGTTGGAGGGATTAAACTTTCAGAAATGATTGAAGTTGTCGAGGCGTGGAAATTGCCAAGCTCTCCAGATTCAAATGATGGACTTCATATTATATGTACAGAAAAAGGTGTTTTATTTAAAGAAATATGGAATGAAGACTGGTTTCCTTTTGAGTTCTTTGATTGGTCAAAAAAAGTATTTGGATTTTACGCTTCTGGTATCGCAGAAGAGTTAAGAGGAATCCAATTAGAGATCAATAAGCTTTTAGTTGTTATCCAGAGATCAATGCACCTGGGCTCTATTCCAAAAATCTTTATCGATGCAAATACAAAAATTGTTAAATCTCACTTAAACAACGAAATCGGTGGGATCATTACATACATGGGGAATAAGCCAACGTATGACCAATTGATGGCAATTCCACCAGTATTGTTTGAGCAGTTAGCAAACCTTTACCAAAAGGCTTTTGAGGTCGTTGGACTTTCTCAAATGTCAGCTCACGGGCAAATACCAGCAGGAATGATGAACGCATCAGGAAAGGCACTTAGAACCTATAACGATATTGAAACGGAAAGATTCAGCATTGTATCTCAAAACTACGACCAATTTTTCCTAGGAATGGCAAATAAGTTAATTCTTATGTCGGAGAGAGAGGCAAAGAGAAAAGGATCGAAGCTTAAAGTTACATCTTTTAACTCAAAATACATTGAGGATATTGCGTGGAAAGACATTAACATTAAACGCGATCAATATATGCTAAAAACATTCCCAACAAATTTCCTTTCGAATACTCCAGAAGGAAAGCTTGCAGACATTCAAGAAATGATCGGAATAGGCTTATTAGATCAAAGGGATGCAATGCAATTGCTAGATTACCCAGACCTGGAGAGCGTAACAGAATTTAAGAACGCTGCCTTTGATGATATTCATGCCGTTCTTGAAAATATCATTGATAAAGGCCAATACGAGCCACCAATGCCACTTCAAGCATTAGAATACGGCCAGACTCTTTTCCAACAAGTTTATCTAAAGCTTAAGAATCAAAATCTACAACCAGAAAGATTAGAAATGCTTTTAAGATGGACAGAAGAGGCCAAGATGCTTTCAGATACAATTCAACAGGAAGCAATGGCAAAACAACAAGAGCAATTAAACCTACAAATGCAACAGCAGGCAATAATGCCAAATCAGTCAAATAAACAACAACCAGTGAGGTAAGAAATGAGTGACGATTTTCAAACAGCGTTTTCAAGCGTACTAGAAACCAAAGAGGAAGAAGCGAATGGCAACACACCACCGCCAGCCGAGCCAAAGCAAGTCGAGCAGGAAGAAACGAGACCAGACCCGATTGGATCGCTTGAAGAAAAGCAAGCGGAAGCAAGAGCAAAGTGGAAGTACGAAAAAAGAATCAAAGAGCTTGAGCAACAACTTGCCTCAAAAGAAAAAACAATCGACCCAAATACAGATAATCCATTGCGAGAGCTAAAAAAGATCAAGGGATGGAGTCACGATGAGATCGTAGATAAAGCCCTTGAGGTCTTAGAAGATGAAGGGATGAGCAAGGAAGAGGCAAAGAAAGAAGTAAAAGAAATGAGCTACGAGGAAATTGTAGCAAAAGTTAAAGAAGAACTTAAAAACGAAACCGAAAAACAAACTTTAGAAATTCAAGAAAAGCAAAGAATTGAAAAGGCTGTTACGGAATTCAAGGGAAACATTAAGAAATTCAGCGAAGAGAACGCAGAAAAGTATCCTTTAGTCGGAGCCCTGGGGGTTACGGATAACGTTTATTCGATTATTGAACAGGATTACTTGTCAAAGGTAGAAGAGTTTGGAGAAGACTTTGCCTTAAAAAACATGATGAAAATTGATGATGCAGTAAAAAAAGTAAACGAAAGGCTTGCATCAGAGATTAAAAGTGCGTTAAAATCAGATCATGTTAGAAACTTTTTGTCGCTTGCGATAAAGGAAGCGTCAGGAGCAACTAAATCTCAGTCAGAAGATGAATTTCAGTTAGAGGATGAATTTGCGACATTAACCAATGACTCTTATAAAAAGGTCACAGACCCTAAAGATGTCAGGGAAATGTCAAACGAAGAGGCATTAGCCGACGCGTTTAAGTATTTATAATCCATTAACGTAGGAGTTCAAAATGGGATTAGATTTAACAAAATTTGGGCCTGGTCTAAAGGCTTACTACTCGAATCAAAGAGTAGAAAACATGACTTACAAAGATTTTCCGTTCTATGCAATGGTTCAAAAGAAGAAAGATTTCTTCGGTAAGAACTATCCATTACCTATCCAAATTGGTAACCCACAAGGGAGATCAAAGACTTTCGCGAAAGCAAAAGCAAACCAAACTTCATCAGTTTATAAAGATTTTACCTTAACGAGAGTTAAAGATTACTCTTTAGCAACAGTTGACAACGAAACTGCAGAGGCTTCTGAAAATGACAAAGGTGCATTTTTAAAAGCTCTTACAAACGAAATCGACTCAGCAATTAAGTCAATGTCAATCGCAATGGCTTCTGCTGTTTATGGTGACGGATCAGGTGCAATTGGACAAATTGGTGCAATTTCTACAAACACAATTACTCTTGCAGTAATTGACGATGTAGTTAATTTCGACGTTGGCCAATCAATTGTTTTCGCTGCTGCAAAATCATCTGGTGCCTTAAGAGCTTCTGGTGCAAAATTAGTAATTACTGCTGTAGATAGATCAAACGGAATCCTTTCTTTTGATGCTAACATTTCAACAATTTCTGGTGTTGTTGTAAACGACTACTTATTTGTTGACGGAGATAGAAACTTAGCTATGAAGGGATTAGCTGCATGGTTACCATTCACAGCTCCAACGGCTGGGGATAACTTCTTTGGAGTAGATCGTTCAGTTGATACTACTCGTTTAGCTGGTATCAGATTTGATGGTTCAGCTCTTACAATCGAAGAAGCTCTTGTAAAAGGCTTAACTCTTTGTAACAGAGAAGGTGGAAATCCGAAAGTTGTTTTCATGAACTACTCTGATTGGGCAGACCTTGAAATGGCTTTAGGTTCTAAAGTTCAATATATGGTAACTCAAGCTTTTGGTAGAGCTGACATTGGTTTCTCTGGTATCCAAATTAAGACAAACAAAGGAACTGCAAATTGTGTTGCTGATCCATTTTGTCCAAAAGGATACGCATACGGATTAACTATGGAGTCATGGGGATTATACAGCTTAAAAGAGCCAGTAAGAATCCTTGACCTAGATGGAAACAAACTTTTAAGAGCGTCAGACGACGATGCTGTTGAATTAAGAGTTGGTGGATATTTCCAATTAGGTTGCGATGCTCCGGGGCATAACGTAGTAATCAAATTGTAATTAATGAGTAACAGGCAGGGGAATTAGCCCCTGTCTGCATTTTTGGAGTTTATATGGCAAATTTATATTTTCATAATCCGCAAACAAACGAAAGGGCACTTAAGGCAATGCACGTAATCCTTTCTATCGGTGCTGCTGGTGCAGTTACTCTTACAAGAGGAGTGAATATTATCAGTGCAGCGAAAACTGCTACTGGTGAAATCACTATCACTCTTCCAAAGTTTGCATCTTTTCTTGGTTTAAAGTGTGTTCTTGAATCTGCTTCGGCAGTTGATGATTCATACCAAATCAAATCAGTAAATGCTGCTGCTGGAACAATTGTTTTAATGACAAAAACTGCTGGTGTCGCTGCTGACTTAGCAAGTGGAAGCAAGCTTTACATTGAACTGCTTTACAAAAATACTTCTGTAGATATTTAGTAAGGGGGATTTATGCCAATGATGATGGGGAATAAATCTTTTGTTCAGGTTTTGTTAAACGACAAAGGCCAAGCAATAGAGCCAAAAAAAGAAGAAGCTGTTAATCCAGATAAAGGATTAGAAGAGGCAACTTCTGAACTTGTTAAGGCTGTCCACGAAAAAGATTCAAAGAGAACCTTAAGAGTTTTAAAAGCTATTGTTAGAGCTTGCATGGACGAATACGAATCCGAGGAAGAAGATTTCGACGGAATGAAATATTCAGAAGCGGAATAGAAGGGGGCTTTGGCCCTCTTTCTTTTTGGAGGAACAATGGCAAAGCAAATTACTCTGGCTGATCTGAAACTTCAAGCTAGACAAAGAGCCGATAAAGTCGGTTCAACTTTTATTAAAGAATCAGAGTTAGTAAATTACATAAACAAATCAGGGGCAGAGCTTTACGATCTTTTGATTGGAGCTTATGGGAATGATTATTATTTAAAAGAATATGAGTTTCAGGTTCAAGATGGTGTTTCTGAATACGATCTTCCTGCTGACTTTTACAAGCTTCTAGGTGTAGATTTTCAAATTACACAACAAAGAAAACTTACCTTAAAGCCTTATATGTTTAACGAGAGAAATCGTTATCAAGAGGGTGCATATTGGTCTGCTGTAATTGGTATTTCAGGGCCTAGGTATCATCTTCAAAATGAAAAAATTAAGTTTAGACCAACACCAGATGGTGGCTATACTTTAGTTCTTCATTATATCCCGTGCTTTAAAGACCTGGTGGACGACACAGACCTTTTAAATGGTGTAAATGGATGGGAAGAATATATAATTTTGGATGCTGCAATTAAGATGCTAGTAAAGGAAGAGAGTGACGTTTCTCAACTTGAAAAACATAAAGATAGAATACTTTTAAGAATTAATACAATGGCAGAAAATCGTGACGCTGGCCAATCTTTCAAGGTAAACGATGTTCAAAAAGATTGGATTAACATTGAAGGCGACACATACAGGTACTAAATGAAAGATTTACAAAGGGAAGTTTTAGACAATTTACAAGTACAGCGTTTTCAAGAAAACGTATCAAGAAAAGTTAAGGAAATTGCAAAAGAAATGTTTATAACTTCTGGGTGTGTTGCCGTGAAAACATCTGTGTCGGGAACTGTTTATAGCTTCTCTCATAGCTTGGGGCGTGTGCCAAATGGATATGTAATCATAAGCCAAACAAGTGCAAGCTCCATAATGTCAACGATGCAAAACGCGACTAAAACAAGTGTTGAAATTAAATTTGAAAGCGACCCAACGGACGCTAAAATTTTTGTTTATTAGGTGAAAAATGGCACTACAAAAAAGACAAATAGCTCTCGACCTAGTTCGCGGAGCAGATACAAAAACAAATGACCAGATAAGTGAAAACTTTAAGGACATGGAAAACGTCGTTTTTACAGGTAATCTTACTGCAAAGAAAATGAACGGATATGATGGTCTTTCAATGCTTCCAGCTGGTAACAATTATTCAATAATTGCCAGAAGAAAAAACGACTTAATTGCCGTTTCTGATAATGGCACTTACAAGTATATGCCAAACAATGGAGAGTTCCAAAAAATATCAAAACTTGGAATTTCAACGGTTGAAAGCAACGAGTGTCGTGGAAAACTTTTTGGTATGTCAGATAACTACTATTGTACATTTGAAATGGTTTCATACGATAGTAGCATTACACCAAGAAGTAAAATTTCATTTTTCACAAAAGACAATACTTTAATAAATACATTAAATCTAAACATAACAGACGATTTGACTTCAAAGTACAATTACGAAGTTTACAAGCTTTCAAAAATAATTAACATTGGTGATGATTTTTATATTTGCTCCGTTGATTACAGTCTTGGAATTATTGTTATTTCAAAATTTAAATTAAATACATCTACAAACCAATTTGAATATGTATCTACAAACAGCTCCGTAAATCTTGGTGTGATGGTTCTAACTGGCATTGATTTTATTGCACATGGAAATTATATTGTATGTGTTTTTTCAAATGGTACAGTTGCAAAAATATCAAGATTCGACACAACTACACCATCCGTAGCACCAGTCGAAACATCTTTAACAAATATTCCAAAGACAAATGTTGAGCTTTTTTACAGGGATGCTACGACTATTTATATGTCGTATGGTGTTGTTTCTGGTGTAGTGTTGCAACACAAGCTGACAATAATCACTGTCTCAACAAATACTGAAACATCTACTGCTAACCTTGGAACATATTCAAAAGTTTCAAATGGTATCGTTGACAATTACCCATATATTTACTGTTACCCATTAAGCGACTCAACGGCAGTAACAAAGTCTTTTGTTGACCCAAACAACTTTGTCGTTGGAACTGGTATAAGTGCAATTATACTTTCGCCATTAAGTAAAATATTTAAACAGGACAATAGTTATTACATTGCTTGTTTCTTTTACAACTTTGCACAAATTGCAAACGTTGTCATGAGATTTGATAACGTTCAAGTTAATGGTAGCTATGACTCATTGGTTATTTCAGCAATATCTGATAGCGGTATAGTTGAGTACCAATCGCTTCAATATGTCCAACAATCGTATGCGTTTAACTGTTTAAATGAAACTTGCCTCGACGATGGGTTTAATTATTTTACTGGTTTTACAGCAGAAGGATATACAACTTTAATAAAATTTAAAAACAATGCAAAACAAACAAGCAACTACATTGAGATAGAATCATCAAATATAATTGGTGGTTCGGTTCCATTGTATTTTGATGGGGAGACTTGTACAGAATTTGGATTTATCGGAGTTCCTCAAATTACAGCATATTCAACGGCGGCAACAGGTTCATTGCCTGCTGACTCTGGTTATATGTTTATGGCCCAATTTGAGTGGACAGATGCACTTGGAAATGTTTTTCACTCTCAGTATTCACAAATTTACTCAGGTGGAAACCCAACAAGCGGAATTACACTTCCTGGAAGCTCAAGAGTTACTCTAGTTGTTCAAGCTGGAATACTAACTGGAAAGCAAAACGTAAAACTAAAAGTGTACATAAAAAGATCAACAAGGAACACGTTTCAACTTGTAGAAACAAAATATATTCAAGCCTATGATTATTTCACATCATATACTTACAATATAACAACATACCCTGCAACAGACGCAGAAGAAGCTGTTTATCAAGATGATTCAATTCAGCCTTTAATGGTTACAAACTACGGATCACTTTCACTTTATTCTGACAGGATAATTAATACGACAAAAGATTTTCCAATGGCCATCAACTACAGCCACAAAAAGGAATTTGGACAGGCTTTTGAATTTAATGATTCTGTATTTACATTAGATGTTCTCGACAAAAGAGGAATTGCAGAAGATTTAATTGTAACAACTATTGCAATGGATGGAAGGCTTTTAATTCTTAAGGAAAGATCAATTCTTTACATAAACGGATCAGGGCCAGCGAGAACAAACCTTAATAATGATTTTAGCGAGCCACAACTAATAACAACAGATGCAGGATGCACGCAAGCTAGATCAGTCGTATTAACTCCAGATGGTGTCATGTTTAAATCGGATAAAGGGATTTATCTTCTTGATAGATATTTAAAAGTCGATTACATCGGTACAGGTGTAGAAAGATTTAACGAAAACACAATTACATCGGCAATACTTCTTGAGAAAATAAACGAGGTTCGTTTTACAACTCTCGAAGGTGAAGTTTTGGTTTATAACTATTTTAGTAAGGCTTGGTCATGGTTTACAGACCTACCATGCTTGTCTGCTTGTATCTGGAAAGACAAGTACACAATGCTTTTAACGGATGGCCAGATTTTAACAGAGTCACAACTGCATAAAAAAATCTTAATTGATGGAGTTCATACGGCAATTGTTCAAAAAATATCTACTCCGTGGCTCAGAATGAATGGAAAACAAGCCTGGCAAAAGGCTTATGATTTCTTAATTCTTGGGTTTTATAAGTCTAAACACAAACTAAAATTATCTGTTTATTATGATTATGAACTTTATGCAAATGATGTAATTGAAATAAATCCACTAGATGCCTCACAGTACAATATTACGACAAAGCCAAGTGATGCAGACCTGGAAAAGTACATCATAGCGAACGGCGTTTATCAGGCTACGTTAGACTTAGTACGCAAATCGTGCCAAGCTGTAAGAATAGAAATTGAAGACATTCCAGAAGACATTGAAAATAACACGGGAGAAGGTTTTGAAATCTCAAATATCACGGCAACAGTTGGAGTCAAATCAGGCCCAGCAAAACAACCAGCTTACAAGAGCTACTAATCCTCTTGATTTCTATAGAGAAAGAGGGGCGATTGTAATAGAAAATGAGCATGGATGGGCGAATTTTTTTGTCATGGGAAAAACTGGCTACCTTCAAAATCTATACGTTTACCCAACATCAAGAAATAAACAAAATGGAACTTCTATTTTAACAAACGTAGAAATTTCAATGAAAGAATTACATAACTGCGAAAAAATAATAACAACAATTAGCAGACTTTGGGGAGACCCAGATAAAACTTTATTAATCACATTAAAAAGAGGTTTTAAACTGGAATCTATGACAGAAGATGCTATATTTTTAAGTAAGGAGTTATAAATGGGAGATATATTCGGAAACGATGCACCACAAGTTCAACAAAGATCATTTGAAGAAATGAAGCCTTTGACAAATATGTACTATGAGCAGATCAATGGAAGATCGCCTCTTGCACAAGCTCAATTTGAAAACATGGCTAATCAGTCAATCGGAAATACAAAACGCTCGATTTCCTCTTTAACTGGTGCTAGAGGATCGCAAAAAGCATCAATGCTAAACAATGCAATGGCAAACCAACAAAGCCAACTTGCTGGAACGGGTGCTGTTATGGCCGCACAAGAAAGGCAAAACGCAATGAATAGCCTTGGAAATGTTTTAATGGGGCAAAATCAAATGAACGCAGGAATAGACACGTTCAATGCTCAACAACAGACAGAGGCGAACAATCGTTTTTCAAGATTACTTGGAGCTGGTCTTACTGCCGCTGGGTATGCTTTTGGAGGCCCTGCAGGTGGGGCTCTTGCAGGTGGAATGACACAGGAAATGATTAACAATGGAGCAAACAGCGGAAACGTTGGAATGACAAATAGTACGTTCTTTAATAAAAACCCTTACGCGTAGGTGTAA